GCAGGTGATTATGTAAAAGATTTCAGAAAGTCAGATGCACCACAATTCAAAGGTAAGTCTGATAAGAAGATTCAAAAGATGGCAATCGCTGCTTATTTAAGTAAAAAGGAGAAATAACACATGTGTTCATGTTGCAAATGTTGTAATTGTAATTGTTGTTAAGGGGATAATATGAGTGAATATAAACTAGGGACTGGTAATAAGAACGATAACGGTGTACTAGAACAAGGGACTGATGAGATTGTAAAATCATATCAGGAAGATACCCCTGGCCAATCAGTTGATGAGTACATAAAAGAAAAAGAAAAGGCTTTTCACGAACAGAAGAGTGAAGTCAAAAAGAGATTTAAAGATGTATTTGGTAATCCACTAAAAGGATATCCAGCAAACGAAGACTTCGAAGTAAAAGAATTATGAAAACCTTTAAAGACCTAATGATTCAGGAGACTCTTGACGCAATGCAAGAGAACAAGGATAGTATATTCGACAATCCTTTTAGACTCGGATCAGAAATGTTCTTCCAAACAATCCACGAAGCACGAAGACTACATTTAGAGGGTAAATACCGACCTACTGCAGTAGATAAGAACCTTTTAAAGACAGATTTAGGAGAGTTTGCAGAGTTCGATGGACAACATGTACCATTAGATTGTCCTATGCATGAAGAGAAAGATGTAGAACTCAACTCACCAAAGAAAGGTGGCCCCAAGAAATACTATGTTTATGTAAAAGACAAAGATGATAAGATCAAGAAGGTAACATGGGGAGACACCACAGGACTCAAAGTAAAATTAGGAAATAAAGCTGCAAGGAAATCATTCGCTGCAAGACATAAATGTGACACTGCAAATGACAAAACAACTGCTCGATACTGGGCATGTCGTTTACCTCATTATGCAAAACAGTTAGGTCTTTCAGACGGTGGGAACTTTTTTTGGTAAACTATATAATATAAGGAAAAAGGTATGACACGACCATATACCGAAGAACTTTTAGAAAAACACGGAACGAGAGAAACTTACAGGGTCAGAACATTTGACCAAGACCTAGAAGACAGAGAATTAATCTGGCATAGGGACGAAGACACTCGTAGAGTCACAGTTTTAGGGGGCGTGGATTGGAAACTCCAATTAGATAACGAGTTACCAAAGACTTTAATTGTAGGTCATAGATATGCAATACCAAAGTTAAAGTACCACAGAGTAATAAAAGGTGAGGGAAACCTCATTATAAAGATAGAGAATATATAAATAATACTGTTATGAGTTATAAGTCAGAAAACTGGAAAGAGAAACTAGAGCAAGTCCGTAATCATATCGCACTGAAAGAAGGTTCAGTGGAGAAGACTGCAGACGAAATTCTAGAATCTCAAATTGAAGAAGAACTTAAAACCTTTGATGACATACAAGAAGTCACCGATAAAGAGATTAGTGCAGTCAAGAAACTTTCTAAACTTATTGAAAAGGCAAAGAAAGACTATCAAAAGATTGCAAAGATGGGTGATAAGTCACTACAACTTACTGGATTCAACGAGAAATATGAGTCAATCCTAAAAGCTCAACAAGAAATACTATCATTGATTGGTGATTTAACCACAATGAAGATGATGAGTGATAGAGCTCAGAAGAATGAAGAGGTTGTTGAAGAAGTTATCCTTGAAGCTTCAATGGGTGATATGATTAAGAAAGTATTTAATACTGATAGTGAAACAGAAGCTATGGGTATTGCAAAACTTCTTAACATGACAGATGTTAAAGTTGCACTTTCAATGCAAAAACAAAATCCAAAAGGATTTAAGAAAACTACATTTGCCATGGGTGCAGACAACAAGAACAGAGATATGGTCAAAGATAAAGACCTTATGACAATGTTCAAGAAAGCTGGTGTCAAACCTATACCCGAAGATGTTGTGATCGAATCAGAAGAATCAGTTGAAAAGACTACAGAGAAACTCGTAGAAAGGAACATGTTGGGTCGTCTTGCAAAGCAGTTGAAACTCAACGAAGAGGGTAAACAAAAAATGTTTGCATACTTTGAAAAAGGAGAATTAAACCAATGATACAAGACTTACCTAAATCACTATTAGAAGATTCAAGAAAACTTCTACAACAAGGGGCAGACTATGAAAAGTTTTTCAAAGCTGCACTCAAGAAATTTGGTGTATCATCACCAGCAGACTTCAAGTCAGATGAAGAGAAGAAGAAATTCTTTGACTATGTAGATAAGAACTACAAAGGGGAGAAGTCTGAATCTGTAAAAAAGTATAGTCGAAGCTATCGTCTAGACGAGGCTTCGTTAAACTATGTCTACTTCGACAAATCTGAAGCAACTCGTTTTGCAAATAAAGTAAAATCATTCGTAGATTCAGTTGATATTGAGAAGTCTGTAGCAGGTCACTTCAATGTATTAGTTAAGGGTGACAAAAAAGGACTCAAGAAAGCTACTGATGTTGCAATCAAGATGTCAGAGTCAGTAGAATCTGTACAAGAAGAAGTAACAGATAAAGATATAAAAAACATTCAAAAGTTTGAAAAACAAGCTGGTAGTCAGTTGTCTAAAATGATAAAGGCATATGAGAAGATTGTAAAATCTGCTGACAAAGACACTCGTTCAAAGATGGATGGGTTTACAGGTAATTTATATGCAGCCGAAGACGAACTTCGAATGATAAAGAATGATTTAGAAAATGCAAAAGTAGATCAAGACACTGCAAAAAGAAAGGCAGACCCAAAGAACAAAGCAAATATGGCTAGACTGGGTAAAAAACTTGGTGTAAATGAAGAGGAACATACTTCTTTGAATATACAAGAAGGTAAGAAAGGTAAGTATAAGTCTAAGAAGATGAGTAAGATATCTCAGGGTATTAAGAAAGTCATATCCATAGAAAAGAAAAATGGTGCAGATGTTAAAGACATTCAACAATTAGAAAAGTTTATCAAGAGTGGTTTAGAAACTGAAATGTATGATGACATGGAAATCTTAACCGACAGAAGTTTAAAACAATTAGATAAACTAATGAGTAAACTAGACACTGATCCAAGAGACGGTGTTGCACAAGCAATAGAAAAGGCAGACCCCGATTTATATGATATGATGTTCGGGTATTAAGACTATGAACATATTTCAAGAATTAAAAGAGAGAAAGGTTTTAGATAAAGACGGTAAAGTCGATGCACTAGGGCCTTACGGTAAATCAAAACTTACTGGTCAAGAAGTTGCACAATACTTTAAGAAACATAAAGTAAAAGATAAAAAGATCAAAAAAGCAGTAGAGGTTGCACTAGACCTCGGTGGTGCAATGTCAGTTGCACAAAAAGAAATCAAAAAGTTTTTCGGTAATTCTGTACTAAAAAATAAAGATGTACAGAAGGCACTCAAGTATGCAAACGAATCATTTGAAATGAATCAATTGGTTGGTATGTTACATGAACATGTATTGAATCTTACAGAAAAGAATCTTATGCCTGATATCCAAAAGATAGTTGACACTAAAGGTGCAGCTAAAGTTGGTGGTGTTATGATTGATATGTTCACTGCATCTATGATTGCACAAATCTATGATAAAGTAAACGATCAGAACAAGAAGAAGATGGAAAAGGCAAAGGTCGAAATGCTTGTTAAGATTGCACAGAAGATGATGCAGAAGATGGAGTATGATCCTTCTCTTAATGAAGGTCGTGCAATGAAACTTAAAGATATTGCAAGGAAATACAAAAGAGAAATCGAACAACTTGCAAAGAAAGGTAGAAGTCCTGAAATGGGTAAACACAAAGTTTACATGGCACTATACAATCTTGCATGGGAAAACGGAGACATCAATAATGATGACCCCGATCAAACAGACGAAGTCATCGATGATTACATGGATGATATGATGGGTGAGTTCTTTGCACATATCAAAGAAGGATTCAAAAGTGATGCACAGAGAAGAGCTGCATTTGCAAGTGGATACAAAGCAAAAGGTAAGAAAGACAAGAAAGAAGAAGTCGATCTAGAAGAGAACGAGAAAGGTCTCAAGAATAAAGCAGAGAAATCAGGAATGCCTCTAGGTATATTGAAACAAGTATACAACAGAGGTCTTGCAGCTTATAAGACAGGACACAGACCAGGCGCAACTGCACCTCAGTGGGCAATGGCAAGAGTGAACAGTTTTGTAACTAAATCGAAAGGAACATGGGGTGGTGCAGACAAAGACTTGGCTGCAAAGGTTCAAGGTAAGAAAGAGGAAGTAGATACTCTAAGAAATACCATAGACGAATGGATAGCTGCAGACGGTACTAGAAGAAGAGTACATGAAAAGGACAAAAGAAAACAAAAAGGTAAGTTAAAAGAAACTCCTATGGATGCCTACAGAGAAATGTGGGAAGATGCAATCATGGAGAAGAAAGACCTTGATCCAAAAGTAATCGAGAAGATTGCTGATATGACCGATAGAAACGATCATAATGAAGCAGTTATTGAACTTGCAAAAGCATTGAAAGAAAGAAAAGTTATTAAGATGATGGAACTCTTACAAAAAATGCACAAAGAAATGGGACACATGACATCAGACATGATGGGTATGAGAAAAGATTTACATAATCAACTCATGGATAAGTCAAAGAAATCCTTTGGCAATCATAAAGATGTTTATAATGCATTCTAATGGCAAAGATAACTGCAAAAGAAATACAAAAGATTCTTACTACAGACGGTAGGACTAAACTTTTTAAGGAGAAACTTAGGAAGTTAGGTTATGTAAAAGATGCAAAACAAGTTGCAAAAGTCATGGAGAAAACAGCTGACTTTGCAATGATGTCTGATGGTGGTAATAAGAAGGTTGCTCGTGCAGTTGCAAAAGCAAAAGACGAAAAAGACCTCAGAAAAAAACTTGAGAAGATTTCTACCATGAGTGGTGGTAAATATTCAGAAGCACAAGAAGATGAGGTGATTGATAGAGCTATCGATGCATTCAATAGTAAGGCAGCTGGTACACAGTTAAGACCTGATGCAAATATGTTGATGCAGTTAAGAAAGTTCAAAGATACTAAGAAGAACGGGGAAGTCAGAGCTGATGACATGAAAAAAGTCAAGGTGAAACACCAAGATGCAGTCAAAGTTCATGACATTTTAATGTCTGTTAAGGCCCCCATTCGTGATAAATACATGAGACTATTACAAAAAGATAGTAAATCATTTAAAAAGACTTTCAATTCCATATTGAAAATCGCAAGTTAGGAGAAAGTAAAATGCCATTATGGGGAATAGTAGACGGTACAGAGGATAAACCTAAGTACCTCAAACAAGAAGACAAGAACAATTGTGTGGCTAAACCACATGGTTGGGAACTTCAAATACCTGTAGGTTCTAGAACAAGAACTGAGACATTAGTCGCAGTTGGTTCTCAGACTAACCTCTCCACTGCACTAGCAGAAGCAACAATTTCTGCAGTACACTTTGATGCAACATCATATGACCAAGGTGATGCTGGTAAGGTAATTGTTGTTTATAACGAACAAGTAGATGTAACTAACGGTGCAACCCTAGTAGTCGGTGCCACAGGTGGTTCCGATGCAACTGCAACTGCAGCTGCTCACGATGGGAAGAACAAGATCGAGTTTGCATTTACAGTTCCTTCAAGAACATGTACACTATCCATCGGTGCTCAGAGCATCAGTGGAACTATAGTGGATGATGTTGGTGGAGCAACTGCTGATAAAGCAATCGCTGCAGGCGATGTTATTGACGCAGGTGGTGCTGGAACAGGTGGAACTGCAACAATATCAGTTGCATAATTTAGAGGATAGTTATGAAAATTAAAGTTTTAGGTTCAGAAGCTGCATGTGGAACAAGTTCTACAAACGGTTCTAATTTTAGCACATCAACTCATGTTAGAGTTGTTAACTCAGGTAGCACAGTAAGACTTGTATCAATAGAAACAAGTGCAGCTGCATTAATAGGGACATTCTCTCTAGGTGCTGGTGCAACTGAGATTATAGTAAAAGACCCAACAGATGAAGTATTCGCTGCACATGCAGAGGTACTTGGTGTTGGAATAGCAGTGGAGCAGTAATGAAAACATTTAAGAATTTCATAACAGAACAAGGTCTAGACCTTAGAACATCAGGAAGTGTACCTCATGATTTAGAAGATGCAGATGTCAAAAGACATGTAAATGCATTACTAGGACATGTTGCAGTATCAGAGTTCTTAAACCCTATGGGTGCAGTAGAACAAATGAAGGCAAAACTTTCTCAAATAGGATTAAATCCTCAGACTGCAGATGAGGAATTAGAGTTCTCCGAATCAGGAGAATTCGACTTAAACTTCTCAAGATATGGAGAGATCATAGGTAAAACTGGCAACAGTGAAATCGATGAGATCGAAAAGGAAGAGAAGGTTGTCTCACTTAATGTGAGATACGAACAGTTACCTAACGGTAGCTACAAAGTATACGGATCATTAGTCTAAGGGGTCGTGCCCATTCTAATCCAAGTAAGAATTTAGAACAACCCTCATGTCGTGAGACAGCATGGGAAGTTCGAAGTGAATCCAAGTCAAGATACCGTATACTTACCCTTCGGGGTGACCTACATACTGTTATATTATGAGTCTATTTGATAAAATCACAGCAAAAAACTTTCAGGCCTTTGCATTAAAGCATTATGATGATCCACAGTGTGAGTCATTAGAAGACTTTCAAGAAGACCTTAGAAGGTTCAGATACCTAAAAAGGTTACTCCACAGATACCACAACAACGGTGAGATGAGAGAAAGACTCATGCTCAACCATCTAATATGTCTATTCAATGTCTTTGGATACGATCCATGTATGAGAATGTTAGAGTTCAAAATAAAAGACAAATCCTACTGGACATCTATAAAAACTATGTTATTATATCTTGGATATATTACAGAAGACTGGGAGAC